TTATCGTCGATATACACGTCGCGTTTCTCGAAAGATGTATAATCGTGTATCCCTTAATTATATGAGAGCGAAGATCGAATTTAATTTTTCATTGGAACCCAATGATAATGATCAATATAAGTATATTTTTAGAGAATATGGTGGTGCTAATAGAGAAAATGCTCAAATTGATGTTTTGAATGCTCTTAATAATAATGAAGAGTATCAATTATATAACCAATTATTTAACGAAGTTAAATTAATTGGAGTTGGCGTTTCGTGTACTCCCTATAACACCTATTCACGTAATGTGAATCCTGTTTTATTTTATGCTATGTATAGGGCTTCCGGAACGTTATCTACTCCAATTATTTTAAATATAACTAATAATACTTATAGATATTATAAGAATTGGGATAGGAAATGGGTTCCTTCTGATCAAGGTTTACAGACTCAGAATGCTGGTGATAATATATCATTTTATATAAGGACTGCTAGTCAAAGTACAATTAAAAAAGATAACAGTCCTTGTTGGATGATTAAGGTTGCTGCTTATGTGCAGTTTAGAAAAAATTTAACTTTATAAAAGAAAAAAAATTTAAGCGAGCGCAGCGAGCGTTCCCAATAAAAATTATTAAATAAATAAAAAATTTTTAATTATTTATTTTATTTTAATAATAATTATTATAATTAATTAATATTATATTTAAATATTAAATTATATATCAAAATCAATTCCTTTAAAGGGGTCATTTTCATCCTCTTCTTCATCTTCCAAAAGCCCTAAATCTTTTAAATATGTATTTAAGGCATCAGGATGTTCACTATAATATTTTTCCATATCAATACATTTCATTCTCCTGAGCCATTGTATATTTGATTCTGAAAGCCCTTTATCTTCATTATTTTTCTGGAACATTGACCATAATTGTGTTGGAGGTTGAACACTTGTTATAATAATAAATTTATAATTATTGAAATAACTACCATATTTTATATTCATTTGATGGATGTCATAATCAATGAAATTTATAAATTCTGACGGGGCCATATGACTATCTCTAAAATCATCGTATAAAGCACATTCTGATTCTCCATCTCCAGTTCCATGCCAGAATCCATTACTATATTTAACTGAATCGAATACATGATCCCTGAAGAGCCATTTTGCATAGATACTTTTTCCAGTTCCTGATTTCCCGTATAAATATAAAACTTTAACTGATTTATGTACAGTTATTCCAGTTCTTTTAGCCTCTTCTCTTCTGCTTATTTCTTCGACGTTCTTCATCATAGTTATGGGGAGCTCTTCTCTTTCATCTTTACTCATTTCTTTGACTTCTCTAATGGAGGGGATGTCCTGTTTGTCTCCATTTTCTGATTTTTTTGATTTCCTATCTTTCCATGGCTCTACCCCTTCTGTTTCGTAAATAATATCTCCTTGTTTAGCGGGGTCATGATCTTTTCTAATATAAGCTATATTTTCATTAACTGTACCCTTGCATTTCTCCATATGTGCTCCACATATAAGTTTAGCCGATAATTTAGAGGGCTTTGAAAATTGAACGTAAAAATGAATATGTTTATGCCCTGTACTTGGTGCTTTTTCTAAAGTAGCAATCCCCCAGTGAAAGTTTTTCATCTTTAAAATATTTGATTTTAAAGTGTCCCATTTCTCGACTTCATTTAGCGTTAATTGAACATGACGGACACTAGATCTAAATATACTGGCTTCTTTTTTTGGTATCTCCATAGAGAGTTCCTCCGGTCTTACAGCTTGCCCTTGGTCCCCCTCTACTTCATTGATATTTATTATATCATTATTTGGGAGAGGCTCGTAGCGCGAATCACCAGATAATGAAAATAATAATTTACTATCTTGGCTGTTCATGTTTTAAATTGAAATTAAAAAAATTAATTTCATTATATATTAAAAATTTTATATATTTAAAAAATATATAAAAAAAATGGATGCCAATATGGCTGAAATTACTGTAAAATATAATAACAGTATTTGATGTAAAAAATAAATTAAAAATAAAAATGTCGAAGATGAAGAAGAAATGAATTTAAATATACTGTACAGTATTTGATGTAAAAAATAAATTAAAAATAAAAATGTCGAAGATGAAGAAGAAAGTAAAATAAGTAAAAAAATGATGTCAAACCCTAAAGATAATAGCCCCCCTTGGGGGGCGTTAGGGGGGACAATTTGTAAGCGCGTAAGCGCGAGCACAGAATTGGAGATATATACTGTATGTAAAAGATGTAAAATAATTTTTGTCTACGGAGGTGATCAGTATTACCTCCGTAGACAGGATAGACAGTAGACATTTTATAATAATTTTTGTATATAAAGGGGTTAATTTTAAATTTCATTTAAAATTGACATGGCCAAGATTACAAAGACTTATTATTCGAGAAGGAGAGCGGGTGCATATCGTCGATTTTATCGTCGATATACACGTCGCGTTTCTCGAAAGATGTATAATCGTGTATCCCTTAATTATATGAGAGCGAAGATCGAATTTAATTTTTCATTGGAACCCAATGATAATGATCAATATAAGTATATT